CAAAAAAACTTAACATCCTTGAACTCTGTAAAAACAGTTTGCATTTGGTTCTGCCAATTCAACGAATTGAAACCTTTTGCATCACTGGGCAGATAATTATCTGTCCCTTTATATAGGTTGTTCAACGGCTCATCATATGATGATAGGTCAAACCCTACTATATAAATCTCTGTTGCTCCCTGCTGACATGCAAGGTGCAATGCGGTATTACCCGTTGACCATCCAACAGGAAAGTCAATAGGCCACACCATGTCATTCTCTTCTACGTAGGTAATCCATACACCTACATCTTTTTCCATCTTCATTACAAGGTCTTTAGGATCAAGCCAGGGATTCAACTTTATTGCTATATTAATCTTCTCTTGCAATGTGTTAGGGTCTTTTCCTTGTATTACGCAATTCTCTGTATATTTATTACTATAATGTATTAGCTCATCAGGTATATCAAATCCCATAAACATCATATCAGCAATAGATGATGGTACTATACTCCAATTTGCAAAATGACAACATCCCTGCTCAGGCCATTCTGGATTTTCCAAACAATAACCAGAGTCGTAAATCTCCTGTTGCATTCCATAGTCAACTGCTACAAGGTTGTCCACCAGCATATCACGATAGATTGCATTGCAGCCCCATGTGACAGCATCCACCTCATACGATTTCTCAGTAAACCATTTGCGTGATTCACCATTACCAAGAACTACTGCTCTCATAGTTCATCCATCAACGGGAAAATCTTTGCAATCTCAGCAGCACAGGCAATTGCAATCTCCTGATGTTCCTTCTGTGTACCATTAGCACTCCGTAGATCAATGTAGTGAACCCATGAGCGCAGTGTGCCATTCATATACAATCTGGATACAGTCATACCCTCTGGTAGAACTGCCCTTGCCTGTTCCTTTGCAATACCTTTATCGATTGCCCAATTGTATATTTTCTCTGCCTCTCTCCACAATACATGTTGTTTCATACGAAAGTCTTCAAATAATCGGCGTTCATCTTCATTGTCAAAATCCAAAGGAATACTGTTCTGACGATTAGTGGTGTCTTGTAAACGTGCTTCTCTTGCCTTAAAGGGCAGAGTTTTGGTGGGGTTTGCATACCGTTGGCTGAACTCTTGAAACGAGAACGAGCGATGACGTAGTATCTGTCGTGCAATGTCTCGCGTTGTCTCAATCTCTAGACAGGCAGATACCATTTCTAACGGTGACCAGTGCTTGTGCTTAATGAGATATTTAATCAATTTCTCACTGGTTTCCTTGTTGTTCTGATTGTCGGGATTTGATACTCTAGCACAGTATGCGATAAGCTCCTGTGCGTCATCAACACCGATAAGGTTATCTGGTGTGGAATGTGATATCAAGCTTACTTTCATGATATATCCTTAAAGTGTGGTGCTGGCACAAGGAATCGAACCTCGAATGGATGATTACAAATCAACTGTTATACCGTTTAACTATGCCAGCAAACCATTTACCTGTTAGAGTTAAACTGTCGTTGTGGCTTATAACTCTTTGGCCAGGTAGGGTGTCTATTTGCAAGTTTCTCAACTCGCTCAGACAATTGCTTGTTCTTCATATCCAACTCAGCGTTATTGAACTGTGTTGCCTTAACTTCTCGTTCTAGTTCTTGGCATCGTGCCTCAAAGAACCCTTCTACTCGTACCGTCTTATTATCCATCAACTGGACTCCTCTATAAGATTTAATAGTTTTATTTTATACTGTTCTCGATCAATTGTCAAGAACCTTTTGTAGTCATTCATAAGTTTTTTTAATTCAGGCCATATAATATCATCCTCTAATTGTTTATCCCAAGATTTTTCATAGCTAACCAATTCTTCCAATATAACCATCGTCTCTAGAGAGACACGACTACCAAGAAACTCCTTCATCAATTTGGGATGCTGATTTTTCTCTATCTTAAACAAGTTCTCAAATGATTGAACCAATGGAGTCATCTCTGCCTCAAACAAGCCAAAGAATCCCTGTCGCTTTAACTTCCATGACTCATAGTTCTCATCACTGAAGTTAGCGATGTAACCTTTCTTGTCTTTGATGAAGTTGGCCACGAAGTAGTTCTTGATTTCTAACTCTGTCTTATATTTGCGTGAGAGACGCACAAAGAAGTGCCTATCCTTACGCTTATAAAAGGTTTCACGTTTGATGCGAGTTTTGCCTTTGTATTCCACAAAGTCATAGTTACCCTTACCAAAGTGTGCCTTCATAGCACAATACATTAGATAAATATCTATGGGTTCCATAGTTTAAATGGGAAGTTGTGCCTGTCGTGGTAGGAAGTTTAATTCTCTTGCGTTTGCTTCGATTTTATCTTTGAGACTTTTAGAGATAAGACTGCCCACTGTATCGGGTTCAAGATTATTACGTCGGCAGTAGTCTAGTACTGCTTCCATATGCGTGATGTTCTTCTCTTTGGCTAAGTTCTCGATGTTTATGGAAAAGGTCTTTGACGTATTCAGTAGCATTTATAACTCCATTAAATAAAGGTTGAGGGACTAACCGTGGCCCCTCGCGTGTGTATTACGGCACAACCCGTTGTAGACTAAGTTAGTCTAAGTTACGCAGTGACGCGATAACCAGCAGCAACCACAGAACGTGTTGCAGTACCCAAACGGTACTTGCTGTAAGTCTCACCATCAAACGTGCTAACACGCTTGTTGAGATACACAGGATATCCCTGCATACGAAGGGAACTAACCAGCGCCCGGGCGTTCTTAACGCCGTAACGAGAGCTAATCTGCTTCGCAGTAAGTTCAGTGCCATTCTCAAGAGCGGCAATAACCTTAGTTGCCTTCGTAGTCATAGTAGTAGTCATATTATAATTCATCCTTTCAAAGATGATAAGTTAGACAATATTGTCAGACACAAAGTGTTTCGTCTGGATTTCACAGACTCATCAGTGACATTATTTACTAAGTATAACACAATCATATCTATTTGTCAATACCCTTTTTCAATAAAGTGGTGGGTTATTCTGTTACTAGGAAACCCACCGAAACCCTATCCGATTACGCTGCTAGAGCGTAATCTTGAGATGAAACGAAATTATCGTTTGCATTTACTAATTTGACCAATAACGGAGTCATCCGACAATTCTCCACTCATCTATTCCAGCCTGTCGATCCTATTTCGCCCCCATCAAAAGAAGACTAGGTAAATTATTCCAGCAAGTAAAGCTATGTCTGCACAAATACTCCAAAGAATATAAGCTTTAAACATCCACTTACTTACCTCGCGTACTAAGGGGTTCTTCATCTTGATCCCCCTTTAATATATTATCCACACTAATCTCCTTTTGGTGGAGGCGGTGGGTACTGCCCCCACGTCCAGTTCAGTTATCAATTCGTATCATCAAATTGTATTATATTTATACCACATGGGGATTAATAAGTCAAGTACCTTATTGGCATACCCTTATCTTTTTTCTTGTTGGAAAAGATAATTGCTGCATTTATACCACTACTTGTGACACATAACCATCCCGGCTGGACTTCTTCAACAATTGTAGTTGTTTCCTCATCAATGTTTGCATAGAACATAGATTTGTAATTAGTTGTTGAGTCTATCCAACCAGCCATAAGTTTTTCACCAAATTTTCCGACAACCACTTCAAGAACTTCAGCAGTTGGACCACATATAACAGGTTTCTGTATCATTGTAAAATTTGTAAAGTTTTCTGGAAGTTTTTGTGGCGTTTCGTTTTGTGCTAATGCTTGATTACCCATTAACAGAAACACTGCCAGTAATGCTACTAGATGTTTCATTTTGTCTGCTCCATTCTGTAACGGTTTCTACCAGAGCATTAAGATAGTCATATTTTTCTTTAATAAATTCTTGGACAGTTCCATCCTCTGTTACCACTAAAATCACTACTTGAGAGATTTCTATGCCTGTTCGTTCTCCGAACATCTCTGCGTATGCAGAGCCTTGAATGTAATAACTTTCATTCCACTCATTCTTGCGCTCTTTGGTTGATGTCTTGAAGTCTATAATCGACGGTACACCATTGTACTCTGCAATACAGTCAACCCTACCCGCTACCTTATATTTATCACTATACAATCCTGCTTCTTGTGCATAGATATTATCTATATTAACAAGAACAGACTTTAATTGACTAAAAAGACAATATGGCAAGAAATTCTTCTTGTGTTCTGCCCATTTCAACGGATAATTAGACTCCATATTATTGAGGTAATCCTCACACATGTGATGGACCTTGGTTCCACGATTAGCAGCAGTTCTTGCTACATGATTAGCAACATCATTACCTACCCTCTTGCGCCACTCCATCAGCCCCTTCTTATTAAGGACTGATAGAACGGTTGTGATTGATGGGTACTTGTTACCCTCTGGTGTCGAGTATAGTCGTACACCGTCTTGGTTTGTTGCCGTTATAGGTTGCAACTCAACTGGTACATGATTAAACATTATACTAACGCACGAATCCTCTCAACTAGTCTGTCTGCTCGATTGGTGACCTGACGATACCAACTGCTATCAACCATCTCATCTGCGGCCTCATTCCAATTACGGGAATCAACACCACGTTTCATACCCTTAAATTTGGATAACCTTGGGCGGCCCATATTGAACATCATGTTAGCAATTACTTGCTGAGCTTCTTCTGGCAAATCGCCAAAATCTTCGTATAGAATGTTGCAGTCTCGCAGGACGTTCTCGCAATCCGATTCGAAGGCTTCATGGACTCTGGGAGTATCAACGGACGCTCCGACTTCCCATCCATATTCGGGGTCAGACTCAAGAACCAGATGGCCGACGCCAAAAGTAGCATACCCCAAATGATCGTTATACACTTCATACTTTACACCCTCGTCAATTTCGAGTTGTTCTCTAAGTTTTTCTAAATTCATTATTCCATTCCTATACCAAGTTTAATTTTATTAATCAAATAACTACGCACAAATCCAGAGCGCACAATATCACCAATCGTAAACTCTGTACAGTTGAATTCTTCCATCTCATTGAGGATACGAAGGAAGTCATGTAGGCCATTACGTTCATTAGTTCTCTGTAAATCGGTTTGATCAAAATCACCACAGAACATGATTTTAGAATCCTGGCCAATTCGAGTGGTAATCGTATCCAGTTCGTGGAAGTTCATGTTCTGACATTCATCTACTATAATGATTGCGTTATCAAATGTCAACCCCCTTAGAAAAGAAGTTGACAGAAAATAGAGTGTGCCCTGTCCCTTGAGGCGGTCATACAAATTGTTGAAGGACTGCTCGTTAGGTTGCTCAAACATAAACTGAACCATGTTCTGATATGGCACCTGATACAGTGCAGCCTTGTCTTCTTCATCCCCCGGCAGAAAACCAATCTCGCGTGTGGGAATAAGAGAACGTACCAGAATCACTTTCTCGTACTTTGTCTTCATGTCCATGACTGATTGCATGGCCAGATACAACGCACAGAACGTCTTGCCTGTGCCAGCAGCACCAAACAAAAATTGGTTCTTGCCCTTATTATAAGTATCGAACACCACC